TGTACCACCTGCTAAAACATAAAGTGCAGAACCACCAAACCCTGCGTTTCCACTACCAGTAGCAAGATGCCCTGATTGATATCCAAAAAAACTATTGTTAGTTGCAGTTGTCATAGTTTTTCCAGCTTGGTATCCCACAGCTGTATTGTATTGACCATCTGTAAGAGCAAGAAGAGCATTATGCCCTACAGCAGTTGTACCATTTGCATCTGCACTATTTATTCCGTAACCTGCTTTATAACCAACAAGAACAGTTTCTGCAGTAGTAGTCAAAGTGTACCCAGCATTTGAGCCTAAAACTACATTGTGGCTACCTGTTGTAAGTGTATCAAGTGAATGTTTTCCTACTGCTGTATTTTCATTACCAGTAGTTATTGCATTCAAAGAAAAACCACCTACCCCAACATTGCCATCATTGCTTTGACCTGACACACCAGCTCCAGCCAAAGCACCTAAATAAGTATTGTTTTTACCAATTACATTATGATACCCTGCACTATCTCCTACAAAAGTACTATAAGTAGAACCACTTGCATTTTGCATTCTTGCAGAGTCTCTACCTACTGCAACTGTAGTTCCTGCGTCAGTCTCAGCTCCTAAAGCATTTAAACCGATTGCCACATTATTGCTTCCAGTAGTCAAAGCATCAGAGGCACCTGAGCCAACTGCAACATTTGAGCTACCAGTTGTAACATCATTTAAAGCATTATTGCCTACAGCTGTATTTGCATCTCCAGTAGTTAATGCACTTAAAGCATAATTACCAACTCCTGTATTCCATTGCGCATCATCCATAGAGGCATCTGAAACACCTTCTCCTATAAAGGTATTATAATTACTACCAGCATCTAAATTTGCTCCTGCACTTTTTCCAAATATTGTATTTGAAGAACCACTATCATTATTACTAAGACTAATGCGAGAGTTTAAATCGAGAATCAATTTAGCACTAGCAACTTGAAAAGTCATTGTGTCGCCATCGTGATTATATCTTATGCCACCCCTTGAACTATCATCTGCATCTCCAAAAAATACACTTGTCTCTTTATCGGTTGGTGATTTTATAGTAATTCCAGCATGGTCACTATTTTCAATTACTAACTCATCTGCCCTATTATATATTGCACTTGAACCACCAGCAGAAGCTGAATGAATTGCTACTTTACCATTAGGCGAGGCTGTGCCTATGCCAATTTTTCCATCTGCTTTAATAACCAATCTATTAAGAGTGGTATTTGTGCCAAAGTTTATATCGCTGGAATCTATCGTCAAAATTCTCATTCCATTGCCAGTCATTCCCTTAAATCGCATTACATCATCTTCAATAGATACATATTTATTAGCTGACGAACCTACTCTAAATTGGTAATCTCCACTTTGAACAATGTCTAATTTATAACTAGGCGAGTTTGTGCCGATGCCGACATGACCATTACTATGCTTAATGGACATAGCAGTACCAGAAGTTGAATTATAAAAATCTAAATTATCATTAGCTACGCTTGTAACTATTGACCAAGCAGTACCATCTCCAGCTTTTATTTCTACAACGCCATGATTTCCACTAGTACCTTCAACTCTTAAACCAGTTGAACCTATTGTATGTAATGTAGTTGCTGGAGATGTTGTGCCGATGCCGACCAGTCCTGCTGAAGTAATTCGCATTTTTTCAACATCAGCAGTACCAAATATTAAATCTTGGCTACCACCGCTTGTTTTTAAAATAGTATTACCGCTAGTTACTTTGAACTCATTATAGAATGTGCTACCATTTCTCATAGTTATAGCTGGAGATGAAGTATCTAAACCAATAGAGCCTTCAATTATCTCATCATAAGCAAAACTACCAGCACCCTCAACTTTAAAATCGCCAGTTATTGTTAGGTCGCCATCTACTGTTCCACCACTCGCTAATCCTGCACTAATATTACTTATCATGCTTTTTAACATTCTACTATCCTAACCGCTCCAGTAGTTGTTGAAGTCGAATTGTAATTAAAATAGATTGTGTTTCCTAATCCTCTTGGAATTGTAATAAATGTTAGTGTGTTCTTTGGAAGTAGTAAATCGTTTGATGCGTTTACATCTGTTCCACTTGTTGCGAAATTAAAATAAATCTCTACCGCACTATAAACTCCTATAGTTCCAGTAGATGCTTTTAATGCTAAATGTATTGAGTTGTTTACGTTGGCACTTGAACCCGCAGTTCCCGCACTAGCAACTGTCCATTCGCCACCGACTGTTGTGTTTAATGCTTCTTGTACTGAATAAGTGTGTATATCTGCCATTTTCTCTGCCTCTCTAAGCTATGGTTAGCGTGAATGAGTTATAATTACTATTTTAAATTAAAAATAAAAGTAAAGTTTTTGAAAGCGTTACTTCTTTGTTTTCTTTTTCTTTTTAAATATGCGTTTCTTAGGCTTAGAATATGGCTTATCATCCGTTTCAGATGTTATTTGAATATATCCTTGCCTTTGTAAAGATTCGAGTTTTTCGGGATGTCTTTGCAATTCCCCATCTTCAAGTCTTTCAATCTTACCATTGTTAAAATTTTTCCAATATTGCATTTTATTTTTCCTTTCAAATGTGGGGCAGAGCGAATCATGCCCCACTTATTAAGATAGATTTACGATTAATCTACATTCAAAAAGCGTACGCCTTTTTTGTTATCAGAATCATCAATCAACTTTACGCCATACAGCAAGTCAGAAACGACTTTAGTTCCAAGCGCATCAATCGAGTATTCGCTTTGTACACGAACCTCGTTTTGAACTGCTATTGCACAAGCTGTCTTGTGAAAAATAGCACCTGGGATTGTAGAGCTAGTACCACCAGTACTTACAGTATTAGACATATATACATCGATACCATATAAAGAACCAACCATTCCAGACCTAAGTCCACGATTACCTTCTCCGACCGCATCATTTCTAATGAAGTATTGAGCGATACCCGCAGATGGATTAAGAATGTCAGCAAATAAAGTTGGATTAACAACCATTGCACACTCGCCATCCATGTAAGGTATGTCGTTCTCACCAAGAGTAGCAAGAGCAGCTTCAAATACTGCAGCGGTTAAAGTATCATCAGCAGATAGTGCTTGAGTTTGATTTAAACCATCTAACTCAGCCCAAATATCAGTATCAACTTGACGAGCAAGAGCTTCGCCCATCATCTTAGAATACTTAGCGACTAAATCTGCGTTTGACTGTATTTGAGCCACATCTTCAAACAGCTTAGCAACATATTTGTGTTTATTAACTGTTAGTTGAGTCTCAGTTGTTACAGTTGCATCATAAGAAACATCCGAACCCGCAGACTTATCACTTGCGCTGACAATGCTCATCTCAGGGATATGTAATACATCTCCAAAACCAGCACCACCAAATACAGCACTATAGTCATCGATTAAACCACGAAAGACAGTTTTTCTTTCGAAGTATTTATAAATACCATCCATCCAAATTTCTGGGATGAAATGTTGGTCTGTTGTGGTAGTAACTGGACTACCTTGATAATGTTTAGCCATTATTCATTTTCCTTATTTAACGCCTTCGATATGCATCCAATATGTTACCCCAATTAGAACGCCTTTCATCATCAGATAAATCAACCCAATTTTTATTATCAGGATTAGCACTTCTAGCAGGAGTTCCATCAGTTGGTGCAACCTCGGCTTTAGTTTCAATATTTAATTTAGTGTGGAGAACTTTAAGTTTATCTAGTGGTAAATCACCAAATGTTTCTCTATCCTCTTCACTCATATCGGCTAGGAGTTCTTCTCTAAGACCTTCAAGTTGTTTCATTGCAGCTTCAATGACTGGCTCTTGCTCTTGAAGTTTAGAACCTCGTTGCTCAGCAAGTTCTTGCCATTTATTTTGCTCTGCCATTTGTGCCTCTTTATCAGATTGTAACTTCTTTTCAAGTTTAGCTAATGAATCCTCAGCCTGTTGCGCACGACTACGATACTTTTTGCTTTCTGCAATTAAACTTCCTACCTCTGCGCTAGGTTCGGTTGTTTGTGTTTGGCTATCAGTTGCCACCTCTTTTGCATTATCTTGCATTGGATTAGGTACTTCTTTTTCTACCTTTACCCCTGATTTAATTTCAGACATTTAGTCCTCCGTTTTTGTTATTAAAAATCTTTAGCCTTTTTTCCATTTAGTAGATTTAGACTTTGTTTTGCTTGGACTCCATTTGACCCTGTTTGCCCAGTAGGCAGCTGACATTTTGCCCTTCGCAATATTTTTACGATGCCTAGATTTGAACGCTCTCATTTGACCAACTGTCTGATTAGTCTTTACGCCTTGTTGTCCAAACCTAATAGTTTTGATTTTATTGCCCTCTTTGGCAACAACTACATGAGATTTAGTTCTATGACTTGGAGTTCTTTTAGGTTTGTTAAAAGCACTAACACCCGCTCTTTTTAATCTTGGGTCTTTTTTCTTAGCCACGAAATTTCTCCTTTAATTCTTTTTTACGCTCTTTTCTTCTTACAACACTTTGAACTTCTTTATCGTTATAAGTAGATGGCACTAATTGACATTGACAATTATGCTTACACACACTAAATCCACTTCTAGGCATACCAATAATATTCCACTCTTCCCATGTTGCAATTTCTCCATGTCTAGGTAGGCAATCATCACATACATTTCCACCCGCAGTAATCCATTTAAATGTTCTTATTCCTTTATCTCCATATTGTTGTCTTATGGCAGCTTCACTCATTAATTGAACCGCATTGCCAGTTGCGTTTTTAATATTATTTCTATATGTACCAAATATTATTCCACCTTCATCTAAATCTTGTAATAATGTATTTCTTATAACTTCATCACTAGCACCAGTTGCTCTAAGCGTTGTTATTGTTTGTTGTAAATCTAATATTGCTTTTGAAGTTGTTGTTGTCATAGATGATGTTATTATTATTTCTAATTCTTGAATTGCTCTACTAGCAGTTTGAATTTGTTTTAATCTTTGAAGTTCTTCTAATAAAATATTTTCTTCAGGCATTTTTTAATATTCTTTCAATTCTTATAGCCATTACTCTTAATAAATCTTTTTCTACTTTTTCTGTAACACCAAACCATTCTCTCTTAGGTAAATTTCCACCACCTTCTTGATGAAATGCTCCTATTGGTTCTGGTTCTATTCTGCTTTTTGGTGGTGTTAATCTAGCTTCTTGATTTGTTCTTGTAGCCTTTTTATCTATTCTAATACTTTTCATTGTACCAGTAGCATATAAAGGAACTCTAGGCTTTGCATATCCTTTTAAACGCTTACTTTTTATTGTAGATGGTTGCAACTTAGTCATCATCTTACCATCAACTCCTTGTCCAAAACTCAATCTTTTATCATGGTCTTTTACAACTGCTTTTGCAGCTTCGTTTATTTCTCTTGATAAATCAAACTTAATCTTTTTAAGATTAAATGCTTTTGATATGTCTATTGTAGTTCTCACGATTTATCTATGATTTTAGTTGCAAACTTTTGACCTTCTTTATACCCTTGCTTTATTTCTTTGTCATGGTCTTGCATAAATTGCTCACCTAATGCAGTTAAATAAGATTCTGGGTCTTTTAATAAATCATCTATGTTTATAGCTTTTAATATATTGTCGGCATCTTGTCCTACTTTTAATTTTAATATATCTATTTTATCTAAAAAATTATTGACTATCATCTTGAGCCTCTTGTCTTAATGATTGAAATATTGCTGGTTGATTAGCTTGTCTATCTGCTTGGATTTGTTCAGTTCTTTCTTCTTGCACTTCTCCTAGTTTCATCTCTAGCTCTTCATCACTCATATCAGGATTGTAATACAATAGCAAATCACGCTTCGTCATAATACCATTATCTAATTTCCATTGAAGTATCTTAATCTCTTCTTCAACGCTCATAGGATATGATACTTCGCCAAAGTCAATAGATAAGTCCTCACTAAGATTCATGACTCCATGCTTTTCTAATATTGTTCTATCTATTTCAAATCTACTATGTTCCCATTCTTTAAAATAAGGGATGTCACTTTCACGAGACTCAAGATTTTCAATTTCTAATATTCTTAAGGCTTCTCCACTTGGAGAATTGCCACCCGATTCGCCCCATCTAATCCTAAGATGATTATTCTCTGCGGTTTGATTGGCAAATGCTTTTACGCTTTCAATCATTTCATTGATACCGCCACTTGGAGATACATATTGGAATGTTGCCCCTTCTGGCAGGATTATAGCCGAATCAATACCCGATTTAATTACCGATTGACCTTCATCTATTCCAGTAAATACTGGTTGTCCTAATCTACTCCTAACGCTTAATGCAATTTCTGTCATTGCAATACCAATCTGAATTGCACTTCTAACTACATCAAAACTAGATGATGGATAAACTACTTTACTAATTGGATTTATCCCATAGGGATTGACCATATCTTCATTACCACTTATGGCATATCTATTCCCTTTTTGATTAAACTTAAAATGCATCCCTTGCATACCTTCTCTATCTTCAGACCAAAAGACATATTGTCTATCTTTGTTATTACCCTTATCTATTTCATAACTATATCCATAAGGCTCAGATTCTCCACTTAGATAATATTCTTTTACAAATGGTAATATCTCATATTCAAGTCTTTGCTTACGCTCATTAAATTTAGTTTTAAAATGGCAACTACCTAACAACCAAGCTAATTCACTAAAGCATTTAGTTTGACTATCTAACATATAAGCAATGTCTTTATAATCATCACTCTCTTCTCCACCTATTATTCTTTTGGGAGCATTCTTATATAGCATCATTCTCGCCCTTGAAAATCTAGGCACTACTTTTTGTGGATAAGTTGGAATTTGTTGCAATGATTCACTTGAGAAATATTGCTCAATATGTTTATCCATATTAACATTAAAATAAAAGTCTAATGCAGTCATTCTTTCCGCTTGTGCTTTTTCATTAAACTCTTGCTCTGCTTTTGCAACTGTTTGCAATATTATTTGCTCGGATTGTTCAGGGATTACTACTTGATTAACAGTTCTACCAAAGTTTATCATATTATTACCATTTCATTATTCGTGTTGCTTTACTTATCACAGGAAACTTATAACTAATCGCATAGCTACAAGCATCTAGTGAATGAGTAAGCTCCATGTTAGATTTTTCAATCCCCCCTTTTTTATCTCTCTGCACTTGCTCTAAATCTTTTATTAAGTATTTACATTTAGGGTCAATGGTCATTGTTACATTACCATCCGCATCTAATAGCTTCCTATTCAATGCATTTAATCTATCTATGTGACTTGGATGCGACTTCTTTGCCCTAATTAAGAATCCATAATCTCTTAAGATGTGATGGTCTGAACGATTAGATGTCGTAGACCTTGCACTTCCTGCAGGGTCAGGATAGACTTCAACATTAGGTTCAATCGCTTTCATTTTTCTAGCCATTTGTTCGGTGTTACTATTCTTTAATCTTATTTCATCATAGTAATGAATTGTGCCATCGGTGTATTGCGTACATAATACTGCGCTCATATAATCAACATTAAAATCACATCCCCACCATTTATAACTAGATAACTCTTTAGCTCTTTTAACATGAATCTCTCTATCAAAGTTCCATGCAGCTCTATTGCCAGTTGATTCAAATGATGCTTCAAACTCTTGCCTAAATACACTAGCATCCATTGTTTTCTTTGCACTAGCTATTTCATCTGCCGATACAAAGCCACCATCTATTGTTTTGAACTGCCATGAACGCCAATTCTTTTCACTTTGCCCACGACTATATAAATCATACATTACATCATAACCGCTTGGTGTGCCTATAAATAACACGCTTCCTTGTGTTGTTGCTAACATAGGATACACAATCTCTTCCCAAACATGAGGCTTGATGTATGCCATCTCATCCATTACGCATTTAGTTAATTCCACACCCCTTAATGCGTGTTCATTGTCTGCGCCTTTAACTGCAAACTCTGCTCCATTCTCAAATCTTACTGACATTTCAGTCTCATTTAATTTAGCTCCAACAAACCCTTGAAACATTTGGCGAAGAGTAGGAAACACAATGTTGCGACCCATTCTGTAGGTAGGGGTGATAAACCATCTTCTTTCGTTTGCTTGAAATGGGTCTTTCAATAAATACATAAGCGATAGAATAGTTTTGCCCCATCTTCGACCACATACTAAGACTTTGAACCTGCTTGGGTCGTTTAATATATCTTTTCTCGTCTTGTCTAAAGTCCATTGAATCATTTCTTTTTCTTTTTAACAATCTTTTTAATTTGACCACTTGCAGTTCTAGCAAACTTATGCGTTTTAGTTTCTCTTATTAATGTTCCAGAGTATCTTTTATTACCCCACTTCCAACTTACTTTTTTAGCCATTTAATCTTCTCCTATAACCATTACTTGTATTGGTTCGTTCTTTGTTGTTCGTTCTTGTCGCTCTAACGCCTTCCCTTCCATGCGTTCAACTATAAATTGTATTGCTCTTAAATCTCCACGCTCTGCTAATTGAAATAACTTACCTAATATTATTTCTCTACGCTCTTTGCCATTTACTTCTTGATAACTAAACTCTTTTATTAAGTCACTATAAGCATTGCGCCTACCATTAGGATTACCAGACTTTCCTTTTTTCCACATTGTTTTAGGTTTATGACCCTTTTTAAATTGACCATTCTCCCTTCTGTTCTCCTTGTGTTTAGTCATCTAGTTGTACTAATCCCATTGAGATAGGTTTGTTTAACATATCCATTAAATCTTTAACTTTATCGTTGTCTATCTCATATACATCAAACTCAATACGCCATGAATGAGTTAGTTTAAGATTCTTTATGCCTACAAGTTCAACATTTAAAGCAGTTTTATTTTCGCTTTTTGCCAAACTTAGCTTTTTTTGATTTCATTGGTTTAGATTTTTTAGGTGGTCTCCCACGCTTTGAACCATAAGTTCCCTTGCCTTTTGGCATAGCAATCTCCATTAGTTTTTATGGTTTAAATTTAAAAACTCTTTTAAAATTAATGAAAGTGCTTATTTTAATTAAATATGCTAGGCTATTATAGCATTTAAAGGGGTCTATTTTGAGCTATAAAAAGGTTTTAGTTTCATTAGGGATAGTATCTTAGGCGTTATATTTATAGACTCGTTTTGAGGCTTGTATAACACTTGTACTATTTTGGGATTTCTTTTAGCTAATTGTTTTAATCTTATATCTATATCTTTTAATAAGTCTTTAAGAGTGTTTCCGACTGCGCTTTTATAATCTAATGCATTTTTTGTTTCATACATTATCTCCGCATGATATAAAAAGTCGTGATTAACATTCTCCAATCGAGTTTGTTTGCTCATATATTTCTCCATTGATTCTTGCTATAGCATCTATTAGTTCCATTATGGTTAATTCATCATCGCCAGTTTTTTTAATTAAATCATTAAACTCTTCAAAAGATACTATTGTTACTATATGTTCTAATTGTTCCATCTTGGATATTTTTCGCTACATTTTTCGCAAACCCATCTTGATTTGTTTCCTTTATCCTGCCTATTTACAATCGTTACATTCTTTTCGCATATATTACATATTATAGAACTTATGTATTGGCTCTCTAAACTCACTTACAACTCCCTCAATTATACAATCCCTTAAAAATATCTCTTCATTTTCGGTGTTTAAATCTAAATAACTTCTTCTCTTTACTAAGTCCATATAGATTTTATTTGTTGGCGCTCGTTTCCCATCAAAAAACCTCATGTGAAATACTAACTTATCTGCCTTATCTGTATAGTTACGATTATCTATTATTAAGTTTAAATCAACTTCAAACATGGTTTTCCAATATCCACTATCTATTTTATCTTTGCTTTTGTTTATTTCCCAAGCGTCACTTTCGTTATATAAATAATATTGAAAACCTAATTCAATATCATTAACACGATTGTATAAATGACCCTCGCTTTCAAGCATATCTAATTTAGCTAATGTTGTGCTACTTATACGATAGACTTCTCCATATACTTTATCGCCTTTACTTTTAAGCATTATTGGAAATCTCATACCTCTTGGTACATAAATTGCATGGTCTTTTAAAATCTCGTGTCTAACGAAATCACTATCTTTTAAGAAGTGATGATTGCCACCACCTTTTTTTAATGTACCATATACAAATACTTCTATACTCATAAATTTATCATCCATTATTTTACCTTCCTTATCTTTGAGCCATCACTAGCTTTAAACATTTTTAATTGGTCACTATACGAAAACCTCGGAACGAATCTATCAACTGTTTGAGGTTCGTCTTTATATGCTCCAATCTTATCATCGTAAAATGAAAAGCGTTTTGGCTTTGGTTCTTTTATCTTAATATCTTTTGTATCAATCTTAAGAGTCCTAGTATCAATTCTAACCATCGTGTTAGGTTCTATTGTAATACGCTCATAATAGTGCCATAAACCCGCATTTATGATTGAATCGGTGCTACCATATACATAACAATCAAACTCTGGAATATAGACCATTTGAATAGGATTATTAGCTTTTACCATATAGACATAATCTGGTCGCTCTAAGTCCGCCCAAACAATCGCAACACGACCTTGAACTTTTGGCAACCTATCATCTAAGAACTCATCAACATCATTAGAAGTCTCATACAATCTAAATATCGCCTCACTATCTACTTGAGCATATCGTTTCATATTATACTTATGAAATAGCTCTTTGTGATTAGATATAGAACCATTATGAGTTCCTATCGTTTGACCTGTCCTAATTGGATGGTTGTTACTATTGATTGATGGAGAACCTAATGTCGCATATCTAGTATGACCCATCATTGTAGTGATGCCATCATAAACCAAACCAATATTATCTTGAACCTCGTTGTCATTAAAAAAGTCATAAGCATCTTTTGGCTTTTTACATATTACATAATCTCCATACTTATCTATTAGAGCAAATCCTGTGGCATGACCGCCTCTTATATCTGCCTCTGTAAGCATTTTTGAAAAAGACCTTGAGACCCGATTAAGGGTCTCGTTGTCTCTATCTTTTTGTTTTAAAATAACTCCCGCTAAACCACACATATTACGCTCCTATTTGGTTTGTAGTTAGTCCATCTTGAACATAACTATATTGTCTATTTCTTAGGTAATCATCTTCTCTAGCACTTAGCTCTTTATATCTTTTAACAATATAATTAGTAGCTAGTTCAGTAACATCATCTCTATTAGTATTACCAACAAAACCAATCGCCTTCCTTAAGTAAAAAAGACCATCAACATTATTTGGAACATAACTCATTTTAACACTACTTGCATCCTCAACAGAATTAACAATCGCTTGAGTAAAGACAATCCATGAAACAATCTTATCAAAGTTTAAAGAGCCATTATGGTATCTAAATTCAACAGACCCTCTTGTCCAAACATTACGAAAGTTAAGACCACAAGCTCTATTATATTGAACACTTGGAGATGGTTGGTTATTGTTAATATCACTACTATAACGATATTTATTCTCACAATTACGCTTAACTCTAGCAACCATTCTATTAACATCATTCTTACTTAATGTAGAACCATATCCAAAAAAATCTTGTCTAACTGGTGTGCTATAATTTCTGCCATCTAATCTTGATGGAGAAACTAACTTATAAATTAGATGCTCATACTTAGCAACAAATTTTACAAGATTAGCTAAGAATTTTTGACTCTGCTCTTTACCTTCAACCATCTTATTAGTTACATCGTGATGAACATGAATGCCACAAGTATAATTAACTTCACATCCTAATTCATTAAGAGTGTCTAAGATATTCTTTAACTGCTCAAAACCATTCTCGCCATAAAGGATTGGAGAAACAATCTCATTATCTCCAATTAAACCTCTATCATGTTGGCTACTGTTTGCATCTACTGAACAATCAGTAACAATTTTCCAATGTGGTCTAGTGATATGGTTATATCCCTCTACCTCACAAGTAACTGTTAAAGCATCACATATATCTTGCTTTGAAGCACCTCTTGGTCTGATAAACTCGATTTCAACTCCAAAACCTCTATTATTATTAAATTTACCTTTATTCACTTTTGACTCCTTGTCGTTTTTCTTGATAATCACAGTAACAAACTAGGGCTTTATATAATACGAGGCAAGTCTTTTTTTATTTATTTTAAGGGTTATTTAAGGGTTTACTATATTTTTTATGTAATTTGATAGTTTTCTACTCGGTTTCCAGTTCAAAGTGTTCTTTGTATAAGCATTGTCAGCCAATGAAAAATTATATTCTCCATCTCTACTTTTTATATATTTTTTTGGATAATCCTTACCAAACATATTAGCAACTTGATTTATAGAATAACTAATTGCAGTTCCAAAATCAAATTCTAAATATGAATATTTTGAATCCATAATCATGTTTTTTGCTTTTATAATCCCAGCTACAATATCATCAATATGAGTAAAATCTCTTTTTTGTGTTCCATCGCCTACAATCGTCAATGGTTTATTTTCTCTAAATTGCTTTTCAAATACTCCGATTACAGTTGAATATTTACCTTTTTCAATTTGATGATTTCCATAAACATTATAAAATCTGCAAACATAAACCCTCAAACCATATAATTGATTATATAATTTGCATAGCTCTTCGCCTTTATATTTTGAAAAAGCATAAGGACTTTTATTCGCACCAGCAAATTTTGAACTAGACCCCGCATAAATAATTGGAATATTAAACTCATTCGCATAATCAAGAACATTAATCGTACTAACTAAATTATTTATTAATACTTTTTTAGGTTCTTTTATTGATGTATGAACTCTTGCTATTGCACCTAAATGAATTATTAATTTTACTCTTCCAATGTATTCAATAAAGATTTTTAAATCTTTAGACTTAGATAAATCTCCTTTAAAAATAGTTATATTTTTATTTTTAAATTTTTTTTTATCAAATGATATTACATCTTCTTTCTCTTTTATTAATCTATCAATTAAATTAGTTCCAATAAACCCTGCTCCTCCAGTTACTAAAATCATACATTCTCCAGTTGAATTAATTTCATGCCATAATTATTAATACCTTTTTTAATACTAATCCCATCTTTTTTAATTAGCTTGTTATTAAGTTTGAACTGCTTATAATCTACAAAGTGAGTCCATCTATCCCATTTCCAAGCCATTCTAACAACATCTGGATGTTGCTCAACTAATGACTCTGCCATTTTTTTTCTGCCATCATCTTTATACAACTTATCTGTATTACCACCTGTCATTATCATCGTATTTACTTTATCACATAAAAACGCATTAAATAGAATAGTGCAATCCCCATCTTTTAAAACTCTTAAACTTAAATCTGTATCTTCATTATATCTTCCTCGCCATCTATGTTTTAATTTATTTGATAATAATATACATGAATAAACACGAGTATTAAGATAAAATGGAGCAAGGTTTTTTCTAGGAATAGCAAATGTATTATAATTAAATCCAGCCATTGGTACATTTGTATATCTATCCACAAAATCTTCTGCACATTTAAATATAGTTCCACTAGCAACATGAAGTCTTTTATTTTTATTTAATCTATAAAAATCTTGAATATTATCATCTATAATCCAATGTCTTTCATGACCCTCTTTTATAGAATGTTCCCAGACCCAGTTTCTGGCTGGAATACTCCCCTTGTTTAAATTAGAGAATGGCAATGTCAATATTTTACTTGAATCAATATACTTTTTATAATGATTATATTCTTGTGGCTCTATGACAATTTTATATGGAACATTTATTTTTTCTAAGGCAGTCGTTGTAAATATATCAGTCTTAGCATATTGCCATCTATTTTTTGATATTACATAAATTGGGTATTTAGGATTCATTCTTCTTCATCCACATATAAAAAATATCTTGGCGGTAATTCATTTTTTTTAGGAAACCAGATAGATTTAGTTTGGCTTGTAACTGTCTGATTAATTAGTTCTTTAAAACTTTTTAAATCTTGTTTAGTTACAAAATGAACTTTTATTGTATGAAATGGTTTTTCATCTAGCATTTTATATTCTGGCATATCTTGCCAATGTTCATCCCACCATGAATATTTGTCTAAATCTCCAAATAGTGATTCTTGGTTTTTACTCATAAGTTTTCATCTATCCTTTTTTCTAGTTCTTGTTTAGTTATTTTCCCTTCGTGGTATTCAATACCCCAATTAAATAATTTAGATATTGTTCCCGCTTCTATTTCTTTCTTTTTATTTACTTGATGTTCTACATTCCATTTTTCAATCCTATTACTCATCAATATTTTCTCTATAACAAACATCTTAGGAAGTCTACCCGCCATTTGTCCATTAGGCGGTTCACAACTATAAACAATATCTTTCCAAGCCTTTTTAATTGTCTCCTTATCAAACTTCATTAATAAGCTACAAAATTGATTAAATAATAGTTGGTTGTTTCCTTTAATGTCTAATGTATCAAATAAGTCATTAACAAAAAAACTAGCTTCCTGTGAACTGCATTTCTTCTCGCTCATTATTTTCCTTCTTGTTTATTTTCCACTCTTTATTATTTCTTACCCATGTTGCCAATCTTCTAGCAATATCAAATGTCTGTTGTAATTCAAATCGCATCTTAGTATTAGAGTTATTACGCTCTGTCCAAAATCCTACAAAATTATTAGTTTCATCATTGCTATATTTTTTCTCTTTTATTACTGCATTTACTTTATCTATAAACTTATCTTGTCTTTTATCTATATCCTTATCTTTATCTTTATCTTTAAGAGTTACCATAACCCTTTGTAAATAGTTATTTAATCCTTTTTCCTCTAATCTTTTAATTACAGATAAATGTGGTTTAGAATTAATTCTTAAAGTACCATATTGATATTCAATAAATGATGGAATAAAAAATTGGTCATCATCTATTGGAATCATTTTATTTCTTATTACTTCAGGTATTTCTTCATATTCATATATACTATTACCTAAAAAGAAACTTGCAGCTTCCCAATCTCCATCTAAAATTCCTGCGTGGTCGCATTTAGTTAATATATAAACCCATAATAATTTATTTTCTGGTGTTAGTTTTCTAAACCAAGCCTTATCCCATATCTTAGTATCTATAAATCGTTTAGCCATTTTTTTTAATCTCCATTTCATTTAAAAATTTGCAAATATCTTTATGGTCTACGCTAAAACCATGTTCAAATATTGGATGTTGATTTTTAACAAATGTATCAGTATTGTAATAACCACTTGCAAAAATTATAGCTTCATGCTCATCCCAAAACCATCTATTTCGATTATTACCAATATCAACTCTAATAAGTGGTAATTTCATTTTTCCTGTTATCATTTAATCTCCTTTTTTTTATGTTATTGAAAACAATCCATTCTAATGTTGATGGTAAAACTGCTCCAAGATAATGATATGTAGTTACACCAAATTTATAATTTGTATCTTCTTTAAGTACATCAACTATAAGCTCTAGTAGTTCATTTTTCATGTGTTTAGTAAAATTAAAAAATGTTTTTCTAGGTGGATAATTATAGTGATGAACTAATAAAGTTGCTTCCATTACATCGCCATTAAACATATATGAAATGTTTAAATCAAAACACTCACTTCTTCTTTTTTTAGTAGCACCCCAATCAACTATCATTTTTTCTCCTTACAATTCGGACATTCTTTTCTTTGTTTTCCGATTATCGGTATGTGGTTAGATGGATATGATTCCCAATCCCTAGACATCATTTTGCGATTCTTTTGCCATACTCTATTACAAGGTTCACAATAAAATAATATGTCATCTATCCTATGATGTAATCGCTCAAATGCACTAGCTTTTTTCTTACTCTTGATTCTCCTATTGGATAAATCTTCATTGGTTACATCCAATATCCATTCAATCATTGACTTCTTCATAAGTCCGCACTTTATTTTGAAGTTCCATAATTGTAGATATAAGATATAAAAAGTCCTCAAGACTTAACCATGCAAACCAACCGCCTCTAAACTTTGCTATTAAAAGACCAGTTTTTCCAAGTGGCAAATCTCTATCTATTTGTTCCATCCACTTAGGGATTTGAAGTGTGTTAGTATTCTTGATTTCAATGTGGAAATCATAAAGGGGATTGGTATTATCAATGTCAATAATATCTCCTTTAAAACTGAGACCACCAGAATTAGGAGTCCTGCGAAAGTTAGTGCCAAGATATTTATTAATAATTTTAACAACTGCAAGTTCTCCTCTCTTTCCTTTTTTTTGACTATTAATCATTAGAATAATTCCTCAGTTTTATCAACAACCGCTTGAGCTTGAGATGATTCATTAATTACTTCATCAACCATTTCTTTGTGCAGTTGTTGCACTACATAAGTGTTGGCTTTTAACTCATCTAATGATTTACTAAATGAAGATGCCACTTTCATACAAGCAAATAATTCAATTTTAACCTCAGTCTTATTCTTACTATCTTTCATAATTTTATCTAATGAACCTGTAACTCCAACTGACATAACACTCCAATCATGTCCATAAGGATTATCGCCCTCATAGTTATCTTGAATTTCCAAAATATCTCCACGACCAAATTTCCTTAGCTCATCGTGTAAATCATAATCTGCAAAGAATGTATATTCATTTGAATTATATTGGCATTGGTACAAATACCAATTATATGATTTACCATCAGGCTTAGTTGTTTTACCAGATTTACAAGTATCAAAGATTAATTGAATCTTATATTTTTTTCCTTGTTCAAAATCAATCTTAGGTTTACGCTCGTTATTTTGCATTATATACTCCTATATATTAGTTTAATTAAAAATTGTATTACTAAAGCTGTAAATGCTGCGGTAATATACAAGAACACCCACATCTCAAAGTTTTCAAAAAAGTCTTTCATTGTTTACCCCAACTTGTTTTATAAATATAATATATATTACCATTTTTATTTATAACTGTTATGTTTTCCATTATTATTTCCTAAAGTTTTATAAACCATCTGCGCTTACTAATTGGAAGAACTAGTAAATGTTTATATCTATTATAAAGTGGATGATTTTTCTTCATTATTATCTCCTATTAAATGATTGGGCATGAGGAAAGCGAAATCCAAACATGACGTTGTGTGAGGAAAACCCCATGCCCATGTGATTATCTAATGTCACCTTTTTTTGGCTTAGGTGGAGTGTCTAGCCACCTCTTAAATTCTTTTGGTTCATCACTAAACATAGCTAATTGACTTTCATCTTTTACAATATCTAAACATTTGTATTTAGTATATCTAATACTATCTCCATTATTATTTTTCCCAACATAATCTTTTGACTCTATTCGCATCCCATCTTTTTTAAGATTAAATATAATAGCAGATAATCTAGTTACTCTATATTCTGTAATCGCTTCCCAACTTGTAATTGATTTTCCAGATTCTAAATGCTCTTTTATTTTCTGATGTTTAGATTTCTTCATTAGAAAACTCCTTATATAATTCTGTATATCTATATGGTTTCTCTACCACATTGATTATATCTTCTTCACTATAATTATGCTTAGTTACTAACCACCTTAAAAATGGTGTAAAGTCATCATCAGTTACCATTGGTTTTGTTTCTCCTATCATTATTTCATCCCCAATTCATTTTGTTCAAAAGCATCCATCTCAATTATCGTAGTATCAATCCTTGCTTTCATTATATCTAATTCGTTCAATATATCCTTTAAATCGCTCTGTTTATCAAAGCCTAGATGGTTGTCTAGGCTTCGGATAAAACTACTCAATTTAGAGCAATATTCTTTTAGTTTATGTAATTCAAATAAATTAGTTGGTGCTATCACGATGGGTCTCCTCTGCATGGCATAGAACACATAAAGCAACACATTTTGCAATCTCTTTTAATATCGTCTTTATAGAAAACATATCGTAAGCCATATCTGAAACATTAGCCACTTTTGTTGATGGGTCTACATGATGAAATTCAATCGCTTGTGGAATCCTATCATACCCGCAACATTCACAAGATAAGCTAAGTTTGATTTCCTTATACCAATTTACAATCACATCTCTTTTTGGTTTAGTCGTTTTAAAATACCAACACTTATGACAATGAGGTCTACGATAATGTTTACGCTCTCCATTTTTAAGTGTTCTCCAACTAGCGGTTGCAAACTCTTCGTGTAGTTTATGCTTACCGCAAGTCTTACATTCTTTCTTAATAGGTGTTACTTCTTGTATTAACATTATTTACTCCTCAATTTGTTAAACATTATGGTTGCCTCATCCGCACAAAACTGTTGGACATTTCTCGCCCACCTAATGTAAGTGCTTTTGATGTTAGCACATCTTGAGCAAGAATTAGATTCTATTGTGGTCGTTGTTGCCCCTGTATGTTGCATCATTAAGGTTTTCATATTGTCATTGGCTACTTGCACTAGCATTTGTTTAATCGTGCTTTCTACCGCCCTATTTATACCCTCATAGGAATCGGGGCTAATTCTATAGCCCTCATCCCTTATAAGTTTTTTAATTTCGCTTTTTTTCAATAGCATCTTACTTGCCCCCTTTAAGTAATTTATTATACTCATCATAACTATCAGTTACTACATACCAAACTTTTGGAGCGTTTGGATTAATATGATGTTCACTCCAATCTTCACTAAAAACTAAGTTTTTCTTAGCCAAAGAACCTAAAACACCTTTTTCTTCTGGTGATAACCCTTGCTCTAAAAACATTGAAAACCCAGCGTCAATGCCATCAGACATAGCATCGCCAACTCTTTTATACATTTTCTTTTCTAATTTTGTTAGTTTCACTTTTAACTCCTTGTTATTTTTATTGTTAATCACGATGTAATATACTAAGCCTAACAATAGGGTGCAAGTATTTTTTTTATAGGGTATGTAAAGAGTTAAAGAATAGAGGGGTGGAAGTGTGATTATCCAACAAGAAGGTAGCTACTGGGATGTAGCAAGATAAACCACCCCTCAAAGAGATTTTGTAATATTGAAGTTACTTTAAAATATTAATAATTAAAACTAAAATTCTTCTACAAATGATAATTGAGTAGTGTATTGACCAAAAGCTACTTGGCTAAAAGATGGCTCATTGTCTAATCTACACCATAAAAAACCATCATTAATTGTTGCATCGTCTTTATCTAATTGTAATAAAAATGGGAACATTCCACCATTTGTTAAGTATAATAATTTAGGTACAATCGCATCATCTTGTTGTGAGCTTTCCGCTCTATATACATTACTACTAAAAACATCTCCCTCAGATAAAAAACTAAACGACATATCTAATTTTATTCTACCACTTTTTAATGATGCTTCTGTGGAATCATCCCAAAAGCTAGTTGAAATCCAACTCCCATTGGTTAAGTGTGTAGCATGAGCATATTTTTGACCGCCTAATGATTCATTGACTTTTACCCCATCATAGCTAAAAGATTTTTTAACATTTAAATCTGGAGCATTTGGAAATTGAAAAGTAGTTCCATATAATATGCATCCTATTTTTATATCTTCATCGTAATTACTTGTAGTAGAATCAATAACAATTCTATGGTATCTATTATCGGTAGCCTGTGTAAATGTTATTAATGTCCATCCATCACTAGCGGGAACAGAATAAGCAGAGCTAATTGTACCATTACAAACTTCAGTCATTGTTGGGGTTTGAGCAGAACCAAAATCACTAGCATCATCTGTTTCAATTTTAAACTTAGCATCAGCACTTTTTAAATTATGTCCTAAAATAGCCACAAACATAGGCTCTGCCAACAATCTACTGTCTGTGTCTATGTTGGTATCAATTACAATCGTTTGTTGCGTATTCGTGCCATTTCCACCTATTGTAATAGTGTTATTAGGTTTATTGTCAAATAATTGAATGATACTTGATGCAGTTGTTAATAATCCAGTTCCAGTAATTTGGTCTGTTCCAGTTATTACACCTTTTTCTAATAGTGGTTGTATTATATCTAGGTACGCTTTTGGTGTGCCTACTTTTTGATAACTCATTATCCTACCTCTCTTGCAGTAATTTTAATTTTTCCAGCACTTCTATTAATGCTTACAATCATATAATAATTATTCCAATCACTCCCAAATGGTTCAACTACCATATCATCAAATTTAATTATATCTCCAGTTTCTAATAAATACCCTTTTTGAATATTAACAATCTCACAATCAATAATCTTTTTTACATCGCTATTAGCTTGGCTATAATAAGAAAAAAAATCATCTTGCTTATCAGTTGCAATAGTTCCACTTGGTATTGTAAAAAGAGCATCTAAGTTTATTGTTGAAATATTTTCTTTACTTTTTATATTGTATTTTTTTCTAGGCTCAGAATTAATTGCAGTTACCTCTCTTAAATAAGTTCCCCTAGATGGATGTTTAAATGTACTTATAACGCTTTTTGTAACAATATCTTTTACTGGCGTTGTACTTATATTTAAGCTAGATATGTCTGAATTTTTTAATGTAGCCACGACATCCTCTGCTCTAAAAGCATTATTTGTTCCAGTACCATGAATCCAAACATATTTGCTTTTACCATTGCTAGGATTAATCATGTGTATAAAACCAAACTCATATTGAAGTTTTTCAAGTAACTCTATTAATGGCATTTCTTCATTAAGCCAGTATTTAATAAACCATGTACTTCTATCACTATCTAAAACAGACCAATTTTCAGGTTCTATTGTTGGCATACCAGCATATCTAATTAATAAATCTCTATGGGCATCATGTCCTTCATCTATAGCATCTCCATCCCAACTTGCATTTAAACCATTTGCCCCGCTATATAATTGTTTTACATCTCTTATTCTAGCCATACCTTCTTGTGAAGAATTAAAATTTCTTACTCTTAGAGTTGTTTTAAATCTTACATCATAAACTTTTAGAATGCCCTTTAACACTAGATTATCTCCACCACTAACATCACCTGGCTTAGTTGCACCCCTGCGAAATCTTAACCAGAAACCATCTTCATAATTATATAAATTTAAATGTGGTAATAAATTATAAGTAACTGTCTGCTCTGAAACATTAGCTTCTGTTGCTTGAGACACCGCACTTAAATTAGAATGACTAAATATTTCAGCACCATCAGTAATAGAGTCAGATGTGTTAGGATTTACGCTTCCGCCATATCTACTATTGTCATGAATTTTAAAAAAATTAGTAGCGTGAGTGCTTCCTGAATGGCTTCTAGTTGTATAAAAATCATCAACTAAAAATCTTATTTGTATTTCTAATTGATTTTTTTGACTTGAAGAAAAACTATCAAACTCATCATCAAAGGCTGGTATGTCATATTGAGCGTCTATTCTCCTATCTGCTGGGGAATTTTCTGAGTGGTCAAAATCAATTTGTCCAAATGTTGATGGAGTTGTTGAACTAGTTTCATCTGCTGTTCCGTCAAATGCATTAAACACTTGATTTGTGCTATCCCAACCACTAGACCTAATAGGAACATCTGTCGCTTTAAATTTAAAATGTCTTTTCAAATCCCATTTAGTTTTTACAATGTAACCATTACCATAAGATTCTGCATCGTTACTATCTGCTAAAGGCAAAAAAGCATCAATAGATTCTTCATAATAATGTAATGTCGTATCAGTTGAACCTATGTCCTTATGAAATAAACATTTATAAGAGAACCCCCATGAATCAACTTGTACAGGGAATACTTGTTTTTTCATGGCTTCAGCATAAGATTCGCTACCAAAAGCACTAGTATTTTTAACATAATTGCCATAAGAAATAGGAAATAATCTCCCATTCGGTGATTTTACATTTGGAACAACTTTATTATCCCACGGAGACTTGCTAACAATAGACAAGTTTATTGAATTATCATTATGTTTAATCGTTTCTAATCTACCATGATATAATTGCAAACATTCTTCTAAAGTAGACATAGAGTTTAATTGAGAAAACACCCTTACAGTTCTATTGTAATAATTATTAGAACCTAAAAATAATTCTTTTGATAAATCAGCACCCTGATATTTAGAATTAATAACACTTAATGATATGTTACTTGTTTTTGATTTTGACTTTAGAACATCAATGCTATTTCTAATTGATGCTGATGACTTAATTACGCCATGATAAAACACATTATCAACTGTAGTGTCTCTATATGCTAATGGTAAAAAACCCTTGTATTTAGCACCATTAATCGTTCCAGTTGCAATATTAGCAGTTAGGTCTTGAGCAAAATTTTCCCCATTATTAAGCTCCCAATACGCTTTAAGGTTTGATGATTGATTATAATTACCACTATCTTCATCTAAACTAAAAAAGTCTCCACTATTATAAATAGCAGTTCTGTTATCTGAATCTAAAATACCTGCCCATATAGCTAGGTTTTTTATATATAGTTTTCCACCATAATCAGTATTTGTAAAATCTTCTCTTCCAATATACGCTTTGCCATCACTTACATAGGTTGGTGTTGTGACTGTAGCGGTTCCATTAACATCAATAGTTTCAGCAACATTATTAATATATATGTTTGTCCCACTTGTTGCGTTTGCAAAAGTGCTTGTAATTATTACATGATACCAAGTGTTAGCAGATAATGCTGTGTCATCACCATACATAGTTCTTCTATCGTGTTGAGTAGCACCTTCATCATCACCCCAATTAAAATTTATTTTATTATCTGTACCTTTTTGAATCCAATAGCCAGAATAAGTAGCAGTTGAGTTTGAGGCAAATATAGGCTCATTGCCACCTACCTCAGGAAAATTAATTAAAAAACTTACTGATATGCCAGTTCCGCCAGATTCACTAGTGCCTTTTACATTAATACTTGATGATGCAGTAGTAGTGCCTAAATCAATATAATCATCTACACCATCAAATTGTAAATATGAATCTTGGTTAAATAATTGAAATAACCAATTCTCTTTTACATTGCCTAATTGAGATGCACCGCTATAATTACTAGATTGGCTTAAACTCATGCAAGTGTCCTAGCTCTTTCTATTTCGGGTATTAATGTGTCTCTTACAAATGATTCTTCGCCTATCATATTTCCACCAATGTTTATTGTAACACCGCCCATGCCACCCGCAAGATTATTTTGTTGAGCTTGATTTAATATAAGTTCTCCCGCAGTTGCCATAACTGGAACAACATCGCCTTGTGATGGATTGCCTTGAACAATACCACCTTTAGCAAACTGCTGAGCTTCAATCGTTGCAATTTCAACTGCTCCTTTTGCAGCTACTAATGCCATAGAAATTAAATCAGGCATTACTTTTGTAACCGCAACCGCAGTATTCATAATAGCTTCTGCTTTTCTTATTGTTTTCATTTTTCTAGCATCTGCAATTTCTTTTTGTTTAAACTTTTCTTTAATATTTGCAATGGCAGATTCTTTTTGTTCTTCGGTCATTTGAGATTGTAATACTGCTTGTATTTCAGCATTCATTTCATTATCTCTTAACATTTTTCTATGAGCGTGTTGCGCATCCGCTAATTGGATTCCTAAATCAAATCGTTTTTTAAATAATGACATTTTTGCTTTTTCATCTTCAGAAAGTTTAAATAATGTTTTTTTACTTGCATCTGCCTTATCTTCTTCATTGTCAATATGGTCTTGTAAGTCTTTTGCCTTTTCTTCTTCTTTTAATACTTTAATGTCATCAAGATATGTTGTCATTATTTCTTTACTAGCATCTAAAAATTCTTGAGTTGTATCTATGTCTCCACCTTCAGGCACTAAAAACTTCGATATTTTAGCTTCTTTTAATTTATCTAATAATGGGTCTACTTGAACACTATCTAATAAATTAACTTCAGGGATTTCATCAAAACCTAATTTAGTTCCCACTAAATTTACTTTTTCAATTAAAGTATTTACACCCCCAAGCAATCCATTAATAATAGATGTAAATCCTTGTTTAATTCTTTGCCCTACATGACTAATAGCTATAGCAAAAGGCTCAAAAGCTATTAATGCGACTTCTTTTACTCCTTCTATAAATGACATAAATATTTTTTTAGATATAGGTAGCATTTTATTTAAACTTGATTTAAATATATCTGGTAAAAAATCAAAAGTAATTTTAATTAATCCTTTAACTGCTTTCATTAATGCATCTGTGCTTTTTAAAAAATTTCTACCAGTTTTTGCAAGGTCTATTTTTTCTATTGCTTCTAATGTTCCCCCAAAATTTTCTGAAAAAGTTTTTAATCCTTTAGCTGATGCTTGAATTGCTGGTTGAAATATTCTACCTAATACTTCTCCAGTATCTCCAATAGCGTTCTGCATTTGTTCAATAGAACCTGCAAAAGTATCTGCTTGAGCGGTTGCTTGTCCACCAAAAAGTTTTGCAATGTTATTTGTTAAAGATTCTAGTCTTTCTTGACTGCCAACTGCACCTTCAACTTGTATTCCATATCTTGATAAGGCATTTGTAGATGACCCTAATGTTTTAGCAATTAAATCACCAGAGCTTTTTAAATCCATGCCCATAGCTACCGCCATATCTAAAGTAGCTTTTGTCGCTTTTTTAATTTGTTCTTCTGATTTTACAAACGCTCCAATAGATGCTTGAACTCCTAATATAGATTCATCTCCAAAAGTAGTTTGTTGTTGAAGTGCTTTAGCTTGTTCTATTAATGCGCTTGAACGCCTACCTAATGCAACTTCTAATCTTTTTTCTGCTTGTTCTTGAAATCCCGCTAATTCAACACTTTGCTTCATTCCATTTATTAATGCTCTAGCACCAAAAAATGCAGCTCCCGCTTTTATAGCAGATTTACCTAAACTTCCTAAACCGCTTTCAACGCCTTTAATTTTGGCTTTAGCTTTTTTATCGCCAATAACACCTAATTTTATTAATAAATTTTTAATTGCCATTTTTCGACCTATATATATTTATTTTATTTACCTCATCTCTAATAACATTAAAACAATCTAAAACCCAAGCATTAGCTTTGTTTAATGTTTTAGCTAATGGAATATTGTATTCAGTAGTTATATAATAGTCATCTATCATCTGCCAACACCATTCAGGAATTTGTTTTTCAACATCACAAAAAAAAGGTAATTGAAAATAAAGACTCTGACCGATTCCATGTTTTGCAATGTTTGGTTCAGATAAAATTCTTTGAATTTCGTCATCAATATCCTTTTCATTTTTAAACTTAATCCGCTTGAAAAGAGTTGGCGATTGAGCGGTATATGGGAGGAGTAAACCAGTTCTAGGGATTCCAAAAGAGGAAAACCATAGTGCAGTTCTCAATCGCCAGTATCGTTTCCCAAGTCAAACCCCATATAAGAACTAATGATTTCGTTTAAGACTTCATCTTCTTGCACAGCACTTAAGTTCCCTAATTGCTCTTCTGCTTTTTTCTCATCCCCAAAAGCAAGAATTGCAAACTCATCTGCTAGGTCATGAAGTTTTTCAATATCTCCACCAGAACTTATGTGCTTTACTTTCTTATATAAGGCTCTTCTTTGTTTTCTAGTTATGTCTTTACATTCATATTGACCATATTTAGTATCAACTATCATTATTTACTCCTCTTTTACTATTAATTAAAAAGCATCTGGTGCTTCGTTTTTGTATGTCGATATTTTTAACGCTTCAACATCACCATTTTGAACACACTCAAATTCAAGTGAGTGAAATACACCGCTCTCACTTAAATCTTGGCTTGGGTCTCCAGTATATTGTATCTCTGCTAAGATATTTAACTCGCCCTCAGCATTATCTATAGTTCCATCGCCAATTTTGATTGCTAGGCTCATAGTATTACCATCAAGAAAATCTTGAATAACATTATTATCAGCACCATAATCAAATTCATCATCGTACTTAATTACTAGACTACCAGTTATTGCGTACTCAGGAAAAGCATATACTTCTGCGTTTCCATTTGTATCAAACCCAACTCTATTAATACCATTAGCGATATTAAATGAGAATGATTTCATGATAAATGTTTGAGTTGCATTACCCTCAACATCTAATGTTCTTACATCTGCATCCATAACATTAAAATGTTGAGTTTCTCCTGCAGCCCAATTACCGATTGTGAAGTCCTCTTCTAACTTTGTTGATGTAGATACTGGATTAGAAAATCCACTAAAGTAATTACCACTCATAGAAATCAATCCATTATTAGCACCTACATCGCCAGATATTGAAAGGTCTGAACACACTACGCCACAAACTTTAATACCCTCACTAGCAGCGGGATAATAAGCTAAATTAGCACTATGAGGCATACCACTTGATATTGCACCACCTATAGAATTTGCATTGCTTGAACCATCAAACTCTGTTTCATGAACACCACTAGAATATCCACTCTCTTGTCCTACTAATAATAGATGTTGAGCTAATGTTCTTGGTGTTGCTAACATATCAAAAGGCATTGTAACTGTTCCACCTCTTGTATTTGTTATTGTATCAGCTGCGTTTTTAATACTACCACGACCACTTAATAATCTCGATTCTCTTGAAATATTAAATGTTGGTTTTTCTGCTTGGACAACTGGTTGCGTATAATACGCAGTTCCATCTGCACCACTTGAATCTAAAGCTACCCCGAAAGATGTCTCAGCTTTTAAGCCATATTTAACACCACTAACAGGGAGTACACGAGTATCTGCCATTACTTACTCTCCTTTTTCTTTTTATTTGGTTTTATTGACTCAACAAACCCCATATTTAGAAGTTCATTGGCTACATCTTCGGATAGTTCTATGACCTCACCATTCCGAAGTTTTTTAAGTGAGGATTTATCACAAGCAACTCCATTAGGATTTACTCTGTGAAATTTATTTAGCTTTGCTTTTACTTTCATTATAATGCCTCTATATTTTGACAATTAAATATTGCGATTCCTCTTAATAAAGATTTATCATCTTCATCTTGTTCGTATTCAATGCTAGAAATATTAGCATCAAAAAATTCTGCACCATTACTTGATGTTGGATTATTACTTACCAACCTTTTTAATCTTTCCATTATTCCACTTACTTGCTTTATGCTATTCTTATTGTAATTACCACCAAATTTTACTTGATAATTTATTTCAATCTCATATTCTCTTTGAGTTCCATAAGATAATTGAGTTACTAAAGAATCAGATTGAGGCGTAATTAAAAAGCTAGAATTTCCACGATGCTCATCATAATGTACTCCGATACTAAATTCTGCATTAATTAAACTTGTCAATGGTTCAATAACTTTAGTAAATAATATGTTTGTAAAATCTATCGGCATTATCGTCTAGTCATTTGTACTCTTTTAATAGGTGTGAACATTTGGTCTGTTGTGCCACTAATTTCTAGCTCAAACTCATCTGAAGTTGTGTATAAACCTGCGGAAAATCTGCAATACATATTATGCCCAACTAATTGCCAGTAACAATCTATCACTTCATCACTAGCCATTTGTTCTAATTTCAATCCGTTTTCATTCCCTATAAAAGAATTAAACTTTACACTACTATTAGCAACGCCCTCTGTTATTGTTCCACCATTGCTTATTATAATTTTTATTTTATCCCAAGAATAAGATGGAGTGCCTTTTATATCTACGATTCCACCAGTTGAATTAGCGTTTTGACTTATAGTCCTTAATATTCCACGCTTCTTATATTCGCTTTCACTAGAATAGATATGCACTTGCCCAGTTCTAAGCATATCAAGATAGCCAGTTCCTTGTTCATTTATTACTTGGCTTAATATTTGGTCTGCTTTTTCTACATCGTAAGGTCTAATCAATGATTCACAAGTTAAGATTGCACAACTTCTTACAATAATTTCTGGAAAATCCGAGGCAGATACATCTTGTGTTCCGATTCCTTTATTTGGATAAATCGGGAAAGGTAAATATCCACGAATAAAATCACTCGCTCTTTTTACCGCATCGGTTTTTAATGTTGCCCAATCGCTAGAACTTTCAACCATGCTAGAGTTTAAAGTGTTAGCACTTCCACCGCTTTGATATAGCTCCAATAAATCAGTTGATGCGGTGTATTTATATTCGTCATTAGCATTAGGCGTATCTGTTACCGCAGTCATTTCTTGCCCATCTAAATATAATTGACCGCTTACATCGCCACTATTATATAAGTAAAATAGATGAGTTGTGCCACTAGCTACCCAATTACTAGCTAAAACTCTTTTGCCATCGTATTGACCTATATTTGGCTCTACAAATAATAGGTCTGTAGTAATATTGCAATAAGTAGATTCGTATGTACTCATGATTTTCTTTTCCTTTTAAATTTTAAATAATCTGCAGCTTCGTAAGGATTAAAAAACATCGTAATCAATCTATTGTCATTATCGTCATACTTAGGGTCAATGATTGTAACTGGCGCATTAAATATATTCTTATCATCTAAGCCAAGTTTATTAGCGTATTCATCCATATTTTTAAATGAGGCTACTTGAATTGCGTGACTAATTAGACCAGATGCTGGGTCTTTTAAAACTTGATAACCACTTACATGAGTGTGACCCGCAGTTAATATATGGTCTCTCCATCCAGTTTGAACCGCTCTACTAATTGCATGAGCAGTATTCCACATAGAATTACCTTTAAATTGATGCCTAGCATTTACCCTAACGCACTTGCCATTAGGGAATCTAAGATTCATTCTTGCGCCATGTTGCTTATATAATGCCTTTTTATCACGCATAATAAACTCCAAAGGGTCTCCATCCCCACTCCACACATCATGATTTCCCGCTATCAAATATAGCCAATCTACACTATTTAAGAAATGCTCCGATACTAACCAAGATTCTTTTGCAGTTGTTGATTGTTGTCCATGTAGATAAGTTAATCTGCCAACCCAATTATTTTGCACATCACCTAAATTACCCGCAAACAACCCATCTGTTTCTCTAATTAAATCGCACAAAGAATAAATTTCCGCAAGATTAGTTCCATCATCATCAACATGAGGGTCTCCAAAATGACATATTCCAATTATCCCAGTCTTATTAATTTTAATATCAATTAGTTGTCTTTGTTTATATGCATCGTACTTTTGAACATATCTTTTTTTACGATATTCAATAATATCATCAATGTTCATTTCCTCAACTGGTAAATCTTGGACACTAAAATCATTATATTCAACTATTTTAGGATTCAATGTTTTCTTTCCACAATCATTACAATAATATCTTTGCCTTTTTCTATTATTTTTCCAATATTGAAAACCATCTTTTCTTAAGCCTTCTTGGCTTTCACAATTTGGACAAGCTACTAGATTTCCATCAGGGTCTTTTGTTGGTAACTTAGTAACCCCATTAGGTTGTTTTTTCTTACTAATTATTTACTCCTCTATCAATTCAAAGTGCAAAAGGTCATCAAATCCGTTATCAGATGTTGTCCTAACTTCTTTTCCCATCATTACACTTTTATCAAGACTAGGAGATGACCAGTCTCCACCCCAACGAACATTAACGCCCATCATTGCCGATATACCTAGAACAAATCCACCTAGATAATGCCAGTCATCTCTATTATCCCAATCTATTTTGCGAGTTTTGTAGTTATATGGCGCAATATCAACTGCTAAACCCTTACAATGTTTGCCGAACTTGGTCTTAGATTTTCCTTGCGCCAACAATTCATTTTGTCTTTCTTGAGAACGCAACCCTTCAATAATTGTAATGTCATAATATTTGACAACTTTTTGCAATACCGCTACAAGTCTAGGGTCTACTCCCTCAAGTCTTTTCATACTTCTTCGACCGAGTTTCGGCATATTATTTTCTCCAGACCATTTTAATCGCCTCAGATAATACATCCATACATTCTTTTGCGATTTTTTGCTCTTCTTCTTTTGTGACTTTCCCATCAGCTTTTGCTTCTCTATATGTCTCTGCTACATCTTGCAAAGACTTCAAAAGCATTCTCCATTTAGTTGCAACCATTGTTGCTAGTCCACCTAAAATTATTGCGATTAAGTACGCAGCATTTTCCCAATTTAACCAGTCCATATTATTTTCTCTCCTTTAGTGTTTGTTTAATTTCTGCAATGTCTTGAATTATTATATCTAACTTATAATCAATTAGTTCTCTATCTGCCTTTAAATCTAGTTTTTCTTCAATAAGGTCTATATCGTATTGCATAAACCCAAAAGCAAGTGTAACGGAGCATATAAGAGCGATTATCGTTATAATATTTTCAACTGATATATTTGTATTTAACTTCACTTAGTATTTCCATTAATTCGACCTTTTAAATAAGCTAGGTCATCGGATAGTTGTCTCCAAAATTCTTCTCTCTTTTCATCTGATTTATTTAACCTATCAATTAATTTAATATTTACTTGCATTGATTGGTCTAAAACATTCTCCATCTTATGAATACTTTGTTTTATTTCTTCTAAATCTTCACTTTGGTCTTTGTTTTCTTGTATAAGATTATATATCATAAATCCAAACAGCAACGCAATAAAACCTGCGCTCCCTAATTGTAAATATAATTCCGCTAATTCAGTCATTCTTCTTTACCTTTATATCCTGTTACTTCTTCTTTTTGGCATTTTTTACATAAGCCATTAAAGCGTTTTAAACATTTTTTACTACATATCATACAAATAAAATCGATTAATTTCACTTAACTCTTCGCAACTCTCTGTTAATAAAATAACTATGCTCAATGTCATCTAATTCTACCCATGTATCTTCTACCCACCAATTATTAGGTGCTATTTTTTTCTTTTTTTCTTTCCCCATGATAAAGGATTTAAGTTTAATTCCTTTGAATACCATTCTATTTCTTTTTCCATTTTTGCTATTTTTGCTTCTTCGTTTTCTATATGCTTATTGACAAGCTCTTCAATTTCGGTATCAGCAAGTTCAACTCTTCGCTCAAGTTCTCCAATTCTGTTCTCAATTTGTAAGTACGAATAAACAAGTCCAGCGATAACCACAACTGCTTGAATAAGCCACTTAATATTAATAGATATAATAGCGTTGTCATCGACCATAGCTCCACGATACGACCTTGCTGTCTTAGGTTTGCCATCACTCATACCTCATAACCAGCTACACTCCAACCACTATCACAAGCCATAAACATAAAGAGCAAAAAAAACAACCCTACGAAAATTATTATTTTCATTAAATCTGTATAATCTTTATCCATTATAATTTTGTAGCTATCCCATCAATTAATGTGTGTATTCCAACTTTAATTTTACCAGTAGTATCATCGTAATGCTTTTTACATTCTGCATCATAACTGGATTGAGCGGTAATCCAAGAATCAGTTCTCTTCACTACCGCCCCATCACTTGTCACAATATAAGACTTATTCTGAGCATCAAAAGAAACCACCTCATCTTCGCTAAACTTATAAGAGACATTCTCTTTAGTTCTTGGTTTAAAGATGTAGATTTTCTTTCCTTTTGATGACCTTCGAACAAGCATTATTCTTCTTCAGACTCCCCTTCTAAAGACTCTTTAAGACGATTGATAAATGCTTCCTTTCCAACATTAAGTTGGTCTAGGTTAAAAGCAGTTCCAGATATTTTATTCTCTAAATCTGCGATATGATTTACCATTGCTTTTTGCTCATCCGTTAAGTCATCCAACAAATATTCTTTGTCGAATAGGTTCAACTTTTGAGGCTCGTTTTTTTCTTTTTTAGCCATTGTATGTTCCTATTTGGTTATTGATTAAAGTGCTTTTAAATCTTTTTCTAGTTCTTCCCAATCAGCTTGTTCAGACTGAGCTTCAGATGCCCTATCTTTACAGCGTTGGATTTCAATAGCAACTTGTTCTAAGCTATAAGATTGAACTGAGTCATCTAGTGCTTTACCACTACTAGCATCCCATTGCTTTCTAACTAGTTGTAATTCATCATGTGATTGTTCTGCTTGTGCTTGTCTAACAACATTTCCATCGTCATCTTTGACTTCAGAAACTGCTTTAGAATCCACAACTTTAGTCTTTTTTACAGACCAACTTTTAGCAGACTTCATTGCTTTATAGTTTTTCATTTACTTGTCCTCTAATTGTTGTTTGAGTTGTTTTACTTCAGCAGATAACTCTTGAACTGCTTTAATTAATGGTGCTACAAACTGATTGTAATCAGCACCTAAATACTCATCGCTATCTTTAATACCAGCAAAATCTTCGTTACTACTTTCTTTTAATACTTCTTGTACTTCTTGAGCGATAATACCATACTTTGTTTTTCCGTCTTGTTTATCATTGATATAGTTATAGCTAACTGGTCTTATTTTATTTATAAACTCTAAGCCTAAATCACTATCTTCAATGTTTTCTTTTAGTCGTTCATCAGAAGTTTGAATTGTGCCGTTAGCGTATAAGACACCAGCCCCATCACTAGCAACATATAATCGAGTTATATTTGCATTGCCAATAACTGCATAATTATCACCTAATCCAGTTGTAGATGCCCCAATTACAATCTGATTAGATGCTCCAACGGCACTTGCCTCAGAATCATAACCAACTAAAACATTATTGCTACCAGTTGTTATTGCCTCTCCAGCGTTATTTCCTAAAGCAAGATTATTGTCTCCTGAAACAAGAGCTCTTAAAGCTGATTTACCTAAAGCAGTATTATATTCTGCTCCGTCCATATCGCCATACATACTTTCCATGCCGACTGCGGTATTATATCTAGCAGTTCCAGCCCAACTTCCATTAGCTGTATTAGTTCCAATAAAAGTATTATCCGCACAATGTGAACCATTTGTATTAGATGCTACATTATAACCTAAAACAGTATTATTATCTTGGTCTTGATGCTCTGTTAATGATTTATATCCAATGGCTGTGTTATTATCACCCGCATTAAGATTAGTAAGAGATTGGTGTCCTATTGCTATCGTTCCTGTTTTAGCTTGGTCTGTAGTTGAATCCAAAGCATAAGAACCAATCGCAATATTTTCTGTAAATTCTCCAGTACCGCCACCTCCAGCCCCACGCCCAAGTATAACATTATCAGTTGAATTTGCACTATTAATACTGCCACCTGCTTCATATCCAACAATTACATTACTACCTGAACTTGAATTATTAGATGAGGCGAATGCTCCTGCACCTATTATAATATTAGGGCTTGATGAATCTATCTGACCAGCGAGATTACCGATATTAATACTACCGCTACCCGATGTCTGTTGCATTCCAGCTTGGTATCCGATGTAAACATTTTTAGTTCCAGTTGCATCACGACCACTAAGATAACCTAGTGCAACATTTCCACCAGCTCCTGAAGTAATTGATTTTAAAGATTCTCTTCCGATAGCTACATTATTATCACTTTGAGTCAATGCTTCCATAGATTTCCAGCCAACTGCAACATTTCCATGAGCATCATTTAAATTACCAGCAGACATTGCTAAAGTACCAATGCCTATATTGTAATTACACGCACCGCCAAATTCTTGAAACGCTACTTTGTGACCTATAAAAACAGAATCATAAACATTTCTTACATGGGGAGTTTTACCAGCTTCAGAACCGATTACAACAGAGGCTGATAAAAGACCTGTACCACCTCTCCACGCTTCTTTTCCAATAATAACATTATTATCTATTTGGTCTGAGTTCATTTGGTCACCAGCACCAGCTCCAATGACTACATTTTTATCTTCATTGCCATCAGCTAATTTAAAAGCTCCATATCCCATAATAGTATTTGAGGCATTTGCAGTCATGGCTTTACCAGCTTCATATCCAACTGCTGTATTGTAAAGACCACTTGTAAGAGCAGTAAGAGCTTTAAATCCAACAGCTATAGTACCAGTTCCCTGTCCAGTAAAATTAATTAAAGTATGATAGCCAATAGCTACACAACTTGAACTATTATAATTTGAAGAACCTTGCATTGAACTTGTGCCAATAGCAATATTATCTGAACCAGCTTGGTTATAAAAACTAGTATACTTTCCAATATTAACATTATCAGAACCAGTTGTAACTCCATAGCCTGATGCATGTCCTACCGCAGTATTATTTCCACCACTTGTCAAATTTTGATGTGATTGTGAACCAAAAGCAGAATTATTTGTACCACCTGCTAAAACATAAAGTGCAGAACCACCAAACCCTGCGTTTCCACTACCAGTAGCAAGATGCCCTGATTGATATCCAAAAAAACTATTGTTAGTTGCAGTTGTCATAGTTTTTCC